ATGCTCTAAAAGTTTTTCCTTTTCAGTTTCTAAAGCCTCATCAAGCTTTTCTTTGACCTTTATATCAACAAGATCATTAAGTTTCTCAGTAAGAGCAGCTTTTTGTTCTTCATTTAATGTTTCTGCTTTAAGCATATTTAGAATTTCATCAAACATCATCAGACCCCCTTAACGTTGTCTAGTTAAACCAAGCTTTTTGCCACTAAGACCTTTACCCATTTTTTCCATACGAGCAATTTTTGGTTTTAGTTTTCTCATACGAGCTTTGATTTTGGTTTTATTTTTTCTGTAATACATTCTTGACTTACGTCTACCTGCTGCAGATGTTTTCTTCAATAGACGCACTTCACTAATTTCTTCGCCCTCGTCGTCTTCACTATCATCTTCGCCAGAATCTAGTTCTTCTAAAAGCTTATGATAACGAACGAGTTGATCTTCATCCATTGATTCATCATTAAGATCAAGTAGAAACTCAACCATGTCATTAAACAGCTCTTCGTCAGACATTTCTTCATTTAGAGTTGATTCAATATCTTGGCCGAGGTATTTCTTGAGTTTTTCGTTTATATCCATACGAAACATCCTCCTGTTATTTACTATATATATTTATAAAATTTTACATTTTTGTTACATGCAGTTTAGATTTAGACTTGTGGAGTTTAGATTTCTTCGTGTTGCGTATTTTTGCTGCGTGATATAGTACTCCACCTGTAGCTCCTACAACAGCCCCGCCAATTTTAAAGATGGGGCCGCCTATTATAGACCCAATAAGAGCACCGTCTTTTGCTCCACTAGCTGCGGCCATAAAGTAAGGCTTACCGTGTTGTATGATCCACTTGCCTTTTTTGCCTTCTAGAATAAATTCTATCCTATTTAAAAGATCTAAATTCATTACATAAATCCAAGAATAGATTTAATACTATCTTTAAGTTTAAGTATAGAACCTACTGCAATATTCTTAACTGCCTCAATTGGAATCTTTTTCAGATCAGAATACGCAGATTTAAGTTTAGTATGTGCAGACATGAGGTATTTAAGATTTTTAGCATCTTCGCTTTCTTTTATAACAGCATCAATAACTTGAATAGCTGCATCTACACTATTAAGCATAGCAGCATACATATTTATTGCTGAAGATTCATCTAATTTTTCATCAGTAAGATATTTCCGAAGAGACATGCTATTTTCCTATAACTTTAGATATTTTTGAATATGCTTTTTCTAGAAGATCACGAGCTTCTACAAGAGTAGCGTATTTAATTCTATCTCCAGACTCCTTCATTACTTTATCCATATTCTTTAAAGGAAAATAGAGATCAAACTTATCGATAACTTTTGCTAGAGATTTAGTAACATCTGTGTTACTTTCACATAAAGAATCTATCTCTTTTAACAGAAAGTTGAAGTACTCATTTCTTATTACTTCAATGTTAGGCTCTGGCTTTGTCTCTTTAACGTCGTAGACAACAAACTCAGTTCCTTCATATATACCTTTAACCCAAGAGGGATTATTACTGGGGCTTGATACTAGATCCCATAGCAAAAGCTTATATTCATCATTTACATATCCGCTTTCATCTACAGAACCCAGGCCTCTAGAACTAATACCAATAGGACCTTCTCTTAAAAGGGTCTTGGCGATATTACCTGTAGGAGTATCTAGAATTTTAGCTTTACCATAAAGGTCGTCGCCTTTCCACTCTAATTGTACTGTTCTAATAGCTACTTTATCTAAATTAGGCTCTGGATTAGCAGGATGGCCTAATTCTCCCCATAAAGGAATACCTTTTTTTAGATATGATTCTTGAAGTCTAGTTACTTCTCTATTTAAAGTATCTTTCTTATAGATTCTACCATTGGCATTTTTCTTTTCTGCTGAAGAAAAAATTCCAACAACAAAAAGATCTTTGCCTTTTTCTCCTTCTTCTATAAGCTCAACTTCATACGAGCATTCTGTAATGAGTTTCATTTTATTCATAATTTTACTCCATAGTCTTTAATCTTTCTTCAAGCCGCTTTATCTCTCGCCTAATAGACTCCTTCTTTGCCTTCTTAGATTTAAGATTGAGAAACAACATTTGGCCAGGATGCATTAACTTATTCGCGGCTGGCTGAGCAGTATAGCTGTCAGACATAGATCTAATATAATTGCGCAGTTTAATAATCTTATCTTTAACTGCTTTTTTAGCTGCTGATATCTTTCTACCTTCAAGTAGAAAAGTTATTCTATCTTCAATCTGTGTCATGTTCTGATTTTTCTGGCTCAGATATCTCATTTTCAAGCCCTAATTTATCTTTTATATATCCATCTTTAGCTACAGCAATCTCTTTCTTGATAATATCTTTTGCGGTAATATAGTCATCTTTAGCAAAAGCATCAAGAGCATCTTTAATTTTATCAACATCAACTGGCATACTATTTCTCCTTTTGTTTCTATTTATAAAAAAATTTAAAAATTTGCTTGCTCTTTTACTTTAAATCCTAATTTATAATCCTGTTTCATTCCTTCTACATTAGCCTTAATGTCATCTTCATCCCACTGTAGGTATTTTTGCATGAGAAAGTATTTAGAGAATTCAGGCTGGCCGCTTAGTGTCAAGTAGTTATTAAACTTAGTTTCTCTAAGTATTTGTTCTTGTTTTTCTTTATAGAAGCTAGGCTGAGTCATTTTAATTGTAAGATTATCTTTACCAAGTTCGTATTCAGCCTTAAGTCCTTTAAATTCTAAGTGAAGGAGAAATAAATTAAGCCATTCATTACAGAATCTTGTCTGCTGTCTTTCTAGAAATACTGCCCATTTAATTTCATCTCTACTTATTTCTCCAGCAGGACTTCTAGTGAACAATATTTCACTTTCTCTATCACTCTGCATTGCTGAAATTCTAGAAGCAGGATATTTAAGAGACTGATAAAGTTTGCGCTGAAAATATTTTACATCTCCTAATTCAGTAAAACCTGCAGTAGATGATCCTCCTACTGTAGATATTGTGCTTCCGCGTCCCTCGGAACTGGAACTGACGAAAAAGTTGTCCGATATACTTAGGACATCGGGATTTTGGGTAAGTCTTCCTGTGCTAGGATCATAGCTTTGTTTCTTCATCATGGACTGTTTTACTTTTTCTACATACTTCATTGCCTTGTCTCTAGGCATATTTCCTACGTCTAGAGAAAATACTAGTCTTTCAGGAGCTCTTACAATTCTATAAATTATAATAGAAGTCTCTAGAAGCTTTAGAGTATTATACGGAACTTTTACTTTTTCTAGATATCCAAAAATTTCATTTTTATATTTTCCATAAATTCCATAATCTACAAGACCTATTTGGGCAGGTTCAAAGTCAATTGTCTCTTTATCTGTAGGACCAAATTTTCTGCCAGAATCTGGGTTGATATATTGTTTGTATTTCTTTACTTTACCTGTTATATGATCATATTCAAAATCCATAGTTTCTGTTGGAAGCTTCTTAATTCCGATGATACCATTCTTTGTGTTTGTCTCATCAATTATTCTTTCATAGTAGAATCTTCCGTCTATAAAATACGTTCTAAAGAAATCATACAACTTTTCTTGAAGCTTAATTCTATTATAGAATAAATCGTTAAATTCTTCTTGTAACTTATTGATAACATTCTTATTTTTCTTTAATTCTTCTTCCTGGATATCTAAAACTAATACTTTACCTTCTAGGTCTTCTTGAGTACTTTCTATACAGGCGTCTTCAATAACATCAGCTACTTCTGGCATTTCAGCAATATTTCTATAATTAACAATCTTAGACCGTTCATTGTTGAACGTTTTATTAATATAGTTTGAATAAAACATATTTAAGGAAGATGTAGAAAAACTATCAAACTGAGGAGAGTATTCAATTCCTTCACCAGACATGCTTTTAACAGTTTTAGATGATATTGACGTATTAGCTTTATTTTTAAAAGCAGATATCGCCTCATCTAATTTACTAGTATAATTCTTAACTCCTGATAACATTCCCATTATCTAATCCTCTAAAGTTTTAATGTTTTTTCAGTCAATATTTTAAACTCTATTCCATTCTTTTCACAATATGACGAAGCAGCCTGCCATTTTGCTAAGTTTCTTGTATATGTTATAACTTCCTTTAGATATGTAGCATCATTCTTCTTTTTAACTGGCCTTTTACACTCTTTTTCTGGTTTTATTTCAATAACGTAACTATTAATTTCACCAGTTTTAGTTTTGATTTTAACCATAAAATCTGGATAATAAGATCTAGATTTTCGTTGTATTACGTCGTAATACAGAATCCTTAAAGATTCACTAGACCATAAAATTACATCTGGGTTTTTATCACACCATTCACAAAATTTACGTTCCCAAGAAGATCTGCATACAGCATGAGTTCCAACAAACTTTTCTAAGTTCTTAGGAATAAATATTTGGTGATTTTTACTTACTTGGTTCTTTATCCAACTCATTATGTTTTTATGATGTAATTACATACAAGATAAGGTTGTAAATTATTATGAGCTACATTACCTCCAGATTCTCCTGTAGTTGAACTTCCAATATAAAAAGCCGCAGGACCAGATCCACCACCAGCGTATGTTCCGCCTTGAACGCATTGAATAAATGAATGAGAATGGTGAGCGAGTTCATTTTCTGTTAAGGTATGTGTTTCTGTACCACCTGTCTGACCTAGTGTAGTAAAATTTGCGTTAAGTGCGCTTTTACCAACAGGTATTCTAGTTCTTAGATCTGGTACATTAAATGTCAAAGATCCATCACCTACACCATATAAGACCCCCGTAACAGCAAATAATGTTGCATAAGTAGTTCTTGATACAGCAGATCCGTCACACAGTAAAAATCCTGCCGGCGCAACACTTCCTGCGTAGGGAAAATACACTCCAGCAGGAATTATATCTAAAGCAGCAATAAGGTCATCTACGTATTTCTTATTAGCAATATGGTAATCTGATGTGGGTGCAGAACTAGGAGTAAAAGCAAAAGCTTGAAATGTAACAGTATTGCCGGTAGTTCCATCCCATTCAGAGTATTTAAGAACTGTCTTGGATCCTACTGTTATAGTACCTGATCCTGTAAATATTCTATATGGTCCAGCAAGTACTGCCCCATTAAATACTATTGAAGACGCAACAGGAGAATTTACTGTAGCTCCATTTAAAAAGTGTGTAGTAACATTTGCTGGAATTGTTAAACTTCCATTTATGTTCCATACCCCAGGAGCTAATACAAGGGTTCTGCTAAGTGCCCCTATATCTGTTATAGCCGCGGCTATTGTAGATTCATTCTTATCTGTTCCGTATGCTCTAGCATCTACCCATGGGCCTTTAGATATAATATCTCCAGGTTTTATATACGTTACGCCGTAGCTTCCATCAAACAGCTCTTGTACATATTCTCCAGAAACACTAGTAGGTATCTGAATTATATCATCATAAGAATAACCTTCTAAAATATTTGTTCTTACTTTGCTCATCTAATACTCCTATTTATACAACATTTATTGCATTGTAATACTTGGGCCTGAGAGCCACGTCCAGTCTTCAAGTTCAGTAGAATCTGTAAGAATTCCCCATATATCTGCATCTTCAGTGGCAGGAGTAAACTCAAAGCTTTCATCTAAAATATCTAAAGTTAATGAATATGACGCCCAATACAATGCTGAAATCAAATCATCATTAAGGTTATTGCACCTGAATTTACCAGACACCTCAGAAAAATCATTTAATTGGTCTAAAGTATCTTTATCAACAAGCTCTAGGTTTTTGTCCTCAATAAGCTTTTTCATTAATAAAACAGCTTTAGGTTTAGTATTTCTTGTTGCTCTAATGCCTAGATCTGTAGATTTACTTCCACAATTGTAAAGTTTTGAATATTCCAGCTCCCACCAAAGCTGATTTACTACCGCAGATCCTTCTGCGTTATTTTCACAAACAATCCAGGCGCCGTTATAATAGACTCCAAGACGATTAAGTATCTCTGCATATTTATAAACATCTACCATATTATCATTAAAAACAGCAACTTGTTTAAGTTTTACAGGTTTTAAACTTACAACTTTGAGAATCTGGGCACTAGAATAATGCTCTCCTGTGCCTTTTGCTGTATCTGCTCCAATTACATACACACATCCATCTATAGGCTTTTCATATACTAGAAGTTTTTTGTTAAGTTGTGTAGTCACGGGCTGTATATAATTATTAGAAATTTCTTTAAGTACATCTGGATCAATAACTGTAGAAATAGAACCAATGAATGAGCATTCAAACTCTTGTCTAAATAGATTTACGTCATTGTTTAGGTTCTTAATCTGCTCTTTTTTCCAATCTTCAGTTCTGCCCTCGACATCACTCCATATCGTCTTAAAATGTTTAAATTCATTTTCTCCGTTAATTGCTCCATGCCAAAGTTGACCAAATAGATTAAACATTCCTTTAGGTGTAGACGCTATAATAATTTTTGCATCCTTTGATGCAGAAATTGCCGGGTAGTTAGATGCCCAAAAATCTGCTGCTAATTTATCACTAGACAAGTGGCCGAACTCATCAAGCAAAAGGATATTTACCGTTCTTCCTCTAAAGGCTGCCTTTGAAGTTGCTGCAGTTTGTATCGTACTTCCATTCTCAAATGTTATTGAAGTTTCATTATATTTAATGATTCCAGGTTTTAATTTTTCGTCAAGCTCCTCGTACATTAACTTTATTCTGGCTAAGAAGTCCTGCGCAGATCTTGCTGAGTTTGACCCAATAGCAACATAAGAATCTGGTCTAAATATCGCATACCAAAGAGAATATGCTCCCATAGAAACACTCTTTCCTTGCTGTCTGCCGCTACAGATTATTACTCTGTTATTATTTAAAATTAGATCAAAGATCTCTCTTTGATAATTTCTTGGAACAAATTTTACTCTGCCATCGTCTGGATGTAATATTGTTACATGAGATAAAAAATAATAAAAATCTTCAGAACATTTAGTAAGCTTATCTACATCTTCCTCAGAATATTCAAGTTCAGTGTTTGGCCTTTTTATAAAACCAAATTCATCATACTTTATTGACATAAATTTTATGCTCTTATATCATCCTTAAACTTACTATCTTTAAAATACTTTTCCATTTCTCGAGAAACATAAATATCACCTTTAACCTCTAGATCTTCAGGCAAAGACCTAATCTTTAGGCATCTTCTAATATCTAAATTTTCACCAACCTGTAGTCCTTCAGGTAAAGCCTTAAGATTTGAGCACCCAAAAAGGTCTAAGCTATATTTTACCTTAAGGCCTTTAGGTAGAGAAGTTAGAGCTGTGCAAAAATAAAGATCTAAAAATCCTCCTACTTGTAGGCCTTCAGGCAAAGAGGTAAGACCTGTGCATGAGTTGAGATCTAAACTTCCTCCTACTTTAAGACCTTTAGGTAAAGACTTAATGTTTGATTCTTCAAAATCTAAATGTCCTTTTACATGTAAATTTTCAGGCAGATTATTTATGTCGTAGTACTTATTATCAACCTTCATTAGTCCTATATTGTATAGATCATTTATGTTAGTATACTGCTTTCCAGACACAGGCTTCATAACAAAATCTTGTACATATTTAATATACTTGTCATCTACAGGCCCATTAGCCTTGCCCTTGATCTGATTTACCGCAGACCCTCTTACTTCTACTGTGCAATGAGGCTCGTTCTTCTTGTCACGTAGACTGTAGATTGTAGTACTGCCAGAAGATACCTGATCACAGTATGTGCCTACACAGTGCTTCATCAGTTTGCCTTCACGATCTAGAGACTGGGCACTAGTAACTTTAACCCATCTAAATCCATCTGGGTACTTGCGCACTTCTTCTAGTCCAGTCTTGTCTTCTTTGTCTGAGGCCTTCTTGTTTAGTTCTTCAGTCCATCTTTCTGACTGTCTTATTGCTTCTGGAACAGATATCCTGGAGATATTGAGATCTGGGTTAGCTCTGAAGTAGTCTATAACATGGTAGATTTGATCTCTAAAATCTTGAGTCATAATAATATCGTACAAGTCTTTCTTGTCTAGAGCTTTCTGAACCCATGGCTGCATATCATCTGGATTTACATGAGTAACTCTGTTAAGATTAGGATATTCTCTAAGAAGATAATTCTTAAGATTAGACTTAATCCAACTAGAAATTTTTTCTGATCTGCCATAGTCTTCAGAATGCGCAAGAAAAAAATCAATCCAATTATTAATTATATGTGTATTCAGTATATTACGCTCTAGAAGTAAATAGTTAACAAACTTCATATAAAGACTTCTCCATTAAAACTATTTATATAAATAGAATAGAAAAGGAGTAAAATCATGACAACTAAAACGTATTCATTTCCAAAAGTTAATTACGCAAATTCAAATCCAGGAGTAGGTAGTGATGTGACAAAGGGATATATATCTGGATGTGTTCTTGTTAATGAATTAACAGGGGATAAATTCTTTTGTTTGGATGATTCTGTTGGTGCGGCTAGATGGTTAAAATTACCTGGGTATATAGATCCGTTAGAAGTTACTACCCCTAACTATCAAACAGATATTGATAATGCTATGATCGCAGGAGATGTTTTTATAACACCACAAATATACTATCAAAAAGATACAGTAGATTATGATGTTATGATACCAGTAGGTAATGCAATGTCAGCAGGTCCTATTAGCATAGCCTTAACTAAAACAGTTTCAGTATCAGGCACCTGGACAATTGTGTAAATTTTATGCTCTTATATCATCCTTAAACTTACTATCTTTAAAATACTTTATCATATTTCTAGACACATAGATATAATTTTTAACCTCTAGATCTTCAGGCAAAGAGGTAATACCTATACATCCATAAAGATATAAATCTCCCTTTACCTTAAGACCTTTAGGCAATGACTTAAGACCTGCGCAGTATTCAAGATCTAAATATCCTCCTACATATAAATTTTCAGGTAAAGAAGTAAGATTTTCACATGATGTAAAATCCGCGCTTCTTCCTATATGTAGACCTTCAGGCAAAGACTTAAGATTTGTGCATCCTTGAAGTTCTAAATCTCCAATTACCGTAAAACCTTTAGGCAAAGAAGTAAGGCTTGTGCACATGCCAAGATATAAACTTCCTCCTACTTGTAGATCTTCAGGCAAAGAGGTAAAGCCTGTACATCCTGAAAGATATAAACTTTGGCCTACCTTAAGACCTTTAGGCAATGACTTAAGGCCTGTGCATTCTCCAAGATCTAAAGTTTTATCTACCTTAAGGCCTTTAGGCAAAGAAGTAAGACTTGATCCTTTATAAAGATATAAATCTCCTTTTACATGTAAATTTTCAGGCAGATTATTAAATTCATAGTACTTGTTATCAACCTCTATTAAACCTATGTTCCTTAGGTCATGTACTTTAGTATACTGCTTTCCAGACACAGGCTTCATGATAAAATCTTGTACGTATTTCTTATACTTATCATCTACAGGCCCATTAGCCTTGCCCTTGATCTGGTTTACAATAGAACCCCTAGCTTCTATAGTACAGTGCGGTTCATTTTTCTTGTCACGTAAGCTATAGATTGCAGTACTGCCTGAAGATACTCTTTCACAGTAAGAGCCTACGCAGTGATTCATTAACTTGCCTTCACGATCTAGAGACTGGGCACTTGTAACTTTGACCCATCTAAATCCATCTGGGTACTTGCGCACTTCTTCTAATCCAGTATTGTCTTCTGTACTAGAGGCCTTCTTGTTTAATTCTTCAGTCCATCTTTCTGACTGCCTTATGGCCTCAGGCACAGACATCCTGGAAATATTGAGATCTGGATTAGCTCTGAAGTAGTCTAGAACATGGTAGATTTGATTTTCAAAAGGCAAATCATTAATATCAACAATATATAAACTATCTCCTCTATCTACAGCCTTTTTTAACCATCCTGATAGAGCATCTTTATCAGTAGGTTTATATTTAATAATTTTTTCATAATCTCTTAATATATAA